ATAAAAACAAATACAAGATTTATGAGACTGTATTAAACAATAAGTTATTACTCGCACGCAATTATGAATTGATGCAGTTACATAATACACAAATTCAATCTTTTACACAACTTCGTGTAGAAGAGATTATCAATACTCCTGTCAAGAAGATTGATAAAATTAGTTTCTCTAAACTAATTACAGAAGACAAAATGTGGAATAATATCCCCAATTATCACATTTGGCTCAATGAATGTTTCGGTAAATTAAATAGTTTCGTAGAATAAAAAATCGTCGGTAAATAAAAGTTGAAGACCACTTAATTCAGTGGTATAGTAGAGTTATCTTATGGAAAACAAAAAAGCAATTGATTCATTAACAAAATACGGCCGTGACTTTCAAATCAAGTGTATTTCGTGCTTAATATCTGATCGTTCATTTATTGAACGTATTAACGATATTATTGAAGTAGACTTCTTTGAAAGTGATGCAAACAAGTGGGTTGTAAAAGAAAGTATTAAATACTTTAACGAGTATAAAGATCTACCAACATTAACGGTCTTTAAAATTAAAGTTGATGATGTCAACGACGAACTTCTCAAACGAAGTATTGTAGACAATCTAAAGTTGGTTTACCAAAAAGTAAGCGACAACGATTTGAAGTTTGTTAAGGAACAGTTCTTGGAATTCTGCAAAAATCAGAAACTAAAGAATGCTATTATTGAAAGTGCAGACCTATTGGCACTAGGTCAATATGAAAAGATCAAGAATGTAGTTGATCACGCAATGAAAGCTGGTATGGAACGTAATATTGGCCACGATTATACCGAAGACGTTGAAAAGCGTATGAGTGTAATGAGTCGTAATTGTGTTAAGACTAATTGGACTGAAATTGATACAATTATGGATGGTGGATTAGCAGCTGGTGAATTGGGTATTATTACAGCTTGTGCTGGTAGTGGTAAGAGCTGGGTACTATCTAAGCTAGGTGCTGAAGCTATGAAACAAGGCAAGAACGTAGTCCACTTCACTCTAGAATTGAATGAAAACTATGTGGGTCTTCGATATGATGCTTGTTTTACTGGAATTGATTTCCAAAACATTCGCAACAACGTAGACATCGTAAAGCAGAAGATTGCTGATGTGCCTGGTAAGTTGAAGATCAAGTACTTCCCAATTAAAACTGTAAGTGCTTATAGCCTTAAGGCTCATTGTGAACGATTGGCAGTACTAGGTACCAAAGTCGATATGATTATTGTTGACTATGCAGATATTCTACGTCCATCGCAGAGTGAACGTAATAGTAACAGTTATAGTGAAGCTGGAGGTATTTATGAAGAGCTTCGTGGTGTAGCTGGTGAATTACAAGTTCCTATTTGGAGTGCTTCACAGAGTAATCGTGCTGCTATGGATGAAGATATTATTCAGGCTAACAACATCGCTGATAGTTATCGTAAAATTATGACTGCTGACTTCGTTATGAGTCTAAGTCGTAAAGTTAACGATAAACAAGCGAACACTGCACGATTCCACGTAATTAAGAATCGTTTCGGACCAGATGGTTTGACATTCCCAAGTAAGATGAACGCTGGTTGTGGTCATATTGAGATTTATGGGGAGAATAGCCGTGAGGGTATGAGTATCTTGAATGAAATGATGGATGGTGAAAATCAAGTCAAAAAGGCTCTAAAATCCAAGTGGAACGTTCATAACAACGATGACGAAGAATAATTTATAGTATGTAACACACAAAAAGCGTACAAATAAATTATTAAAAAAGTTATAATCTAAACACAAAATGAACTATCCTAAAGATAGTTATTTTTTACCCATATGAATAAAGAAATTTTTATAAAGAAAAGAAATGGTAACACTGAAAAGTTCAACGCAGACAAAATCAATAAGATTTTACAATGGGCTACGGAAGACATAAAAGGTGTTGGTTTTGAAGAAGTAGCAATGAATGCACATTTGTCATTCTTTGATGGAATGACATCCAAAGACATTCACGCAATGTTAATTGAAGCTTCTGCAAATCTTATTACAGAAGATAAACCAAATTATCAATTTGTAGCATCACGTTTGTTGAATTATCAACTACGTAAGAATGTTTGGGGAGGCAAGAATCCTCCTAAACTATATGATCTAGTTAAAACTAATATCGATGCATTGGTCTATGACTCATCTATTCTCGATTGGTATAGTAAACAAGAGTTTGATAAGCTGGATGAATATCTAAAGCATGACCGTGATTTTAATTTCACGTATGCTGGTATCAAACAGTTGTGTGATAAGTACTTGGTACAAAACAGAGTTACCAAAGTAATTTATGAAACTCCACAGTTTGCTTATATGCTTATTGCAATGACATTCTTTAAGGACTATAAAGAAAATAGAATTGAGTATGTAAAGAAAGCATATAACTACTTTAGTAAACATAAGATTAACCTACCTACGCCAATTATGGCGGGCGTAAGAACTCCTATGAAGAGTTATGCTAGTTGTTCTCTGTTCACTGTAGATGATGATCTTCGTAGTATTTTCAGCAACAATAGTGCTGTTGGATTTGCTACAGCTAGTCGTTATGGTATTGGATTAAATCTATCCAGACTACGCGCTACAAATGCTCCTATTCGTAATGGCGAAGTTGTGCACACAGGACCAATTCCATTTGCTAAAGCATTTGAATCTACTGTAAAGAGTTGTCACCAAAATGGTATTCGTGGTGGTAGTGCAACTGTAAACTTTGCTTGGTTTCATTATGATATTCTAGATATTCTTGTATTGAAGAACAATCAAGGTACTGATGATAACCGAGTTCGTAAGTTGGATTATTGCGTTGGTTTGGATAAGCTAATCTTTGAACGTTTCTTGAAGAATCAAGATGTAACACTATTCAGTTATCATGAATGTCCTTCACTATGGAATACTTTTGGTATGGAAGGATTCAAAGAAAAGTACGAAAAGGCAGAAGCTAACAAGAACATTAAGTTCAAGAAAAAAGTACCCGCTCGTGAATTGATGGGACTATTGGCTAAAGAACGTCTTGAAACTGGTCGTATTTATACAATGTTCGTTGATCATGCAAATGAACACGGTAGTTGGTTGGATCAAGTGGATACAAGCAATTTATGTCTTGAAGTCAATCACCCATTGATTCCTATTTATGATGTTAATGATCCAAATGGAGAAATTGGCGTTTGTGTATTGGCAGCATTGAATTGGTTGGAAATTAAAGACGATACTGAAATGGAAAATGTTTGTGATATCATTGTCAGAATGTTGGATGCTTTGATTGATCATCAAGAATATTTCGTGCCAGGCGCAAAAAACTTTGCTACCAAACGTCGTAGTCTAGGTGTAGGTGTGAGTAACTTGGCGGCTCTATTAGCTAAAGAAGGATTAAAGTATTGGGATGCCAAAGCTCCAAACTTTGTAGCTCAATGGATGGAAAAGACAAGTTATTATCTAATCAAGGCCAGTGTTGAAATGGCAAAAGAGTTGGGTAAGTGTGAGAAGTTTGATCGTACTAAATTTAGTCAAGGCATTCTTCCAATTGATACTTATAAGAGGGACGTTGATGAATTTATTACTGAACCTTTACATATGGATTGGGAAGCTCTAAGAGAAGAAATCAAGAAGTATGGTATGAGACACAGTACACTTACTGCTTGTATGCCTGTAGAATCAAGTAGTGTAATTCAAAGTAGCACCAATGGTATTGAACCACCTCGTAGTGCTATTAGTTTCAAAGGAAGCAAGAGTAACATTTTGCCTGTGGTTGTTCCAAATATTGATAAGTACAAGGATAATTATACCTTTGCTTTTGATATGCCAAGTAATGAGGGATATTTAAAGGTAGCTGCTGCTATTCAGAAATTCACAGATATGAGTATCAGCACTAACACTTACTATATTCCTTCCCGTTATGAGAAGAATAAAGTACCCGTAGAGGTTGTTATTAAAGATATTTTGTTGGCATACAAGTATGGATTGAAGAATCTATATTATGCTAATACAGATGACGGTGATAAGCAAACAGCTATGGAAACAAAAACTGTTGAAACAAAACCAGTAGTACAAGAATCCGGTTGTGAAAGCGGTGCTTGTGCTCTATAATAGGAGGACATATGAAGACAGTACTAAATAAGAAAAACATAGATCAGTTAAGAAATCCGATGTTCTTGGGAGAAGATCTATCGCTACAACGATATGATCAAATCAAGTATCCCAAGTTTTACGATCTGTATGATCAACAGCTAAACTTCTTTTGGCGGCCACAAGAAGTGTCATTGGTAAAAGATATCAGTGATTACAAGAATCTTTCACCTGAAGAACGATTCGTATTTGACAGTAACCTTAAGTTTCAAACTATGACTGATAGTATGTTGAGTCGTAGTATTCACGAACTGATGAAGCACGTTACAAATAGTGAATTGGAAATTTGTATGAATTCGTGGAGTTTCTTTGAAACTATTCACAGTAATAGTTATACATACATTCTTAACAATGTTTATCCAGATGCTACCAAGTTCTTTGATAGTGTCTTAGAAGACGAAGAAATTGTGAAACGTGCTAAAGCTATTAGTAAGAAGTATGACGAACTATTAGCACCATCGGACGACGTTAAACAACAATTATTTGATGCGGTATTGGCAACTCAAATTACTGAGGGGTTGATCTTCTATGTATCATTTGCGTGTAGTTTCTATTTTGGATATCGTGGAAAGATGGAGGGTAATAGTAAGATTATTAAGTTTATTAGCCGTGATGAAAATCTACACGTAGCCATTACTCAGAATATCATGAAGAATTGGATCAATAATCCAGAAGAAGGGTTCCAAGATATTGTTAAGAAGAACGAAGACAAGATCTATGCTGCTTATGAAATGGCAGTTAATGCTGAAAAAGACTGGGCTGATTATTTATTCAGTAAAGGTAATCTAGTAGGTTTGACCAGTGAAAGTCTAAAACACTATGTTGAATGGTTGGCTAACAATCGTTTATCTAGTATGGGATACAAGAAACTATATCCTACTGCCAAGGTTAATCCATTGGCTGGATGGTTGGATAGTTACTATGATAGCAAGAAACTACAAGTAGCTCCTCAAGAGACTGAATTGAGTAGTTATGTTAAAGGAGTTGATAATACCATCAGTGAAGGTGCTTTTGATGACTTCAAACTATAATTATAGTGTAAATAGTTAAAAATGTAACGGATACTTTAATTAGTATCCGTTTTTTATTATATTTATATTCATCTCTATTATGGGTACATAGGACATATTGAAGTATTAGACGATAAAAAAGATTAATAATTAGATACCCAACACTATTTATATGTATATTAATATGAAGTCTTCCAAACAATTAGTCAATAAACTTGTAAAAGAAACACTAGAACAAAAGTACACTAATGCTTCAGCTTCTTGGAGCGATTTAATCGATGAATTATCTAAAGAAATCAAGAAGCCTATTGAACTAGATGACGCTGGCAACTATAATGTATGTGACTGTGAACCACATCATATCAGTATTAGACCAATTGTACACGGTATTTGTGATGTACAAGCATTCAAAGATTATAGCGATAGAACCAAGAAGTTATTCATGAAGTTTGAAGATGTAAAGAAATTCGTAAAAGATTATTTAACTTCAAAAGATTTAAATTATGTGGACAGCGCTTTAAATAAAGTAGTAGATAATACCAAAGATAAACAAGGTGGTAAAAAGGCTGATACGCAATCTGAAAAAGAAGAAAACGTAGTTGATCCACAAAAAGGATTTAAAATTGTTAAAAACGTTAAAGTGGATTCAATGAATAAAGAAATAGATGATCCAACTCAACCAATGCAAGTTGTTGACAAGTTTGTCAAAGCATCTGAATATAAGAGTGTTAATCCAAAATACACTCCTCCTACTCTACCAAAAGCTCTGCAAAAATTGGTTGTAAAGTATACTAAGGCTGGTAAAGCTAAAAAGAAGTAATTGACAATTTCTAGGTTTTGATGTACTATTAAAGTATATCTAAAAAAAGGATACATATGAAAAAATTGATTACTATCGCAACGTTGGGTGCAACTCTATCTTCCCAAACATTTGCTGGCGATAGAGAATGGGCTACAGTTGGTAAAGTATTAACCGGAGTTGCAGTAATTCACGTTATTGATAGAATTGTAAATCCCCCAACACAAGTTGTATATGTACAACCACAACCAGTGGTTTATGCACAGCCTGTAGTAGTACATCCTCAACCAGTAGTATATTATCAACCTGCTCCTGTTGTATATGTACATCCCCAACCAGCAGTAGTTGTGTATGGTGGATGGGGTCGTCCAGTATATCACTATCATCATCATCATTAATAATATTATTTTAATATAACCCAAACCACCGTAACTGGTGGTTTTTTTATTTTTCCAGTTGACTTCTTATATATCCGTGGTAAGATGATTTTACGGTAAGAAAACTTATGAAAAACAAAAACTCGTTTAATCTGGTTACTGGCAAGGACTTCAATATCAAGGCTTATCTTGACACTTGTGTAAATCTACGTCCATCTTCTTTGATTATGGATGATCTCAAGTGGAAGTATATGGTACGTAGTGCTATTCGTGGCAAGAACATTCTGCTTCTTGGTCCAACTGGTTGTGGTAAGACTCTAGCAGCGCAAACTGTTGCTAAGGCTATTGGTCGTGAAGATAACTTCTTCTATTTTAATCTGGGTGCTACACAAGATGCTCGTAGTGCTTTGATTGGCAACACTCACTTTGATAAGAAGACTGGTACTCTATTCAAGGAGTCTAGTTTTATCAAGGCTATTCGTACTCCTAACGCCATCATTCTACTTGACGAAATTTCTCGTAGTCATCACGATGGTGTTAATATTCTAATGACTGTTCTTGATGATCTCCAGCGTTATCTTCGATTGGATGAAAAGGATGATTGTGAAGTTGTTAAGGTTGCAGACGGTGTAACTTTTATCGCTACTGCTAACGTAGGTAATGAATATACCGCTACCCGTGTAATGGATCGTGCTCTACTTTCACGTTTTCCTGTTAAGATTGAAGTGACTCCGCTTGATAAGGACGCTGAATTTTCTCTATTAAAGAATCGGTTTAATATTAACTCTAATGAACAGCTAGACGTTCTAAAGTCTGTTTGTGAAATTGCTGATCATACCCGTAAACAGATTAAGCAGGAAGATAGTAAGCTTACTAATTTTATTCCTACACGTAGTACTGTTGAAATTGCGGAACTAATTGTGGATGGATTTAATTTGCTTGAAATTGCTGAGACTGCCATTTATCCTAACTTTACTGAGGAT